AAAAGCGTATCTTGTCTAATAATCTCATTGTCTACAGAACGCACTCTGTCTATAAGAGCTACCAATATACCGTGTTGTGAGTCTAGTTTTGCTCCCAGTCTTGATTCTATTTCTGATATTTGTGCAGATACTTTTTCATCTAAAACATCTACTTTAGTTTCCATACCATCAATTATTTTGTTAATTAGCTTCCAGATAAACATACCAAGCCCTATAGCTGCTGCTATTGGAAAACCAACTTCATTAATTAACTGTACGGCTGCGTCCATATACTCTAGTAATCACCCCAAGTTTTAACTTTTTTACCGCCGTGATACTCTACTGCATGCCCTTCATCAATTAACATTTGGCAAATGTCTTTACCATCTTCTGTATAAGGTATGCCTAGAATACGACCATACTTACCTTTACCTAAAGATCTTATTTTAATTTTTCCTACGCACAGCTCTTTGAGTCTTTCTTTAGCTGCTAACCCTAGTTTCTTTTCTGCAAGGTCCCGGGTTCTAGATTCTGGTGTATCTATCCCATTTAACCTAACTCTTTGCTTATGTAGCTTTACGTCAAAACCAAGGTCAAGCGAACAGTCAAAGGTATCCCCATCAACTATTCGCTCTAAGGTTGCGTTGTAAACAAAAGCATCTGGTGCTTTAGCCATTTACTACTCCTTTGCTTTACCTATGTTCAATGCTGCTATTTCTAGGATCTTATAAAGCTTACCTATTAATGCATCATCTTTTGGTGTTGGTGTAATAGAACATATAATAGATGCTGCACAAACAACGCCTGTTATTATTCCTACCAATTCTCCAATCATTCCCATATTAGTCTCCTATTTGGTTAATTGAGTTTTAATTCTAGCAGATTAATCCTGTTTGTTGTCAAATGTTACCTTTCTATAATAAACAACTACCTCTTTAAGCTCGTTAATATAACGTTTTAGCTCTTGCATGTTGTAGGCCATAAGCTCGTAATCTGGTACGGACATAGCAACAAATACTAATTGACCTTGGTCTTTTTCTACTTGTACAATAAAATCATCTAGGTTTTTGCTAGACACAACATACCAATAAGGGTCTTTTAAATCTATTTCTCTAGGCATAATAGGTTGCACTATAGTTCTTTCTATAGGCTTAGATACAATCTCTACCTGTTTAGTTGGTATTAGACTGCAACTGCAAGCCATCATCAAGACTGTCAATGTTACGGCTGTCTTCTTCAATGCTATCAAATACATCTTTGGTTCCTTTATTTATTCTAGGTTCTATTAATCCAGGTTTAGCTGCTGCTAATCTAGTTAAATCGTGACGTTTAAATATGTCAAGGTATCTTGACATCTCTTGTTGTATTTTTTGGTTACGTGCTTGTATTTCTAATAAGCCTTCTGTTTGTAAGGCAAAATCTGATTGAAGACTTTCTATAGCTAACTTCTGTTCTGCATCTCTTAGCTCGAATGCTTGATTAAGCGCAGACAAGTTTGAGTTTTGTTTCCATAGAACAGAGCTAAACAAACCCAGAGCTACTATAATACCTATTAATACTTTACTCAAAACTTTAAAGTTATTTACCTTTTTGTCCCTACTGGATTCTTTTTTTCTTCTTTTAAACGTTTTTTTAACTTTTTTTTCGCTTTCCAATACGGAATATTTTTACCCGTACCTAAAGCGCCCATCACTCCACCTGTTTTGCCGCCAAGAAAACTTGCCTTATCTCTAGCTTTTTTTGCAGCCACAACTTCTTTTTTTAACTGAGCCGTACTTTTAAGTGTTGTAGTATTTACTTCTGTAGTTCCTATTTTATCTTTTTTTGATTTTTGGGGTGTTCTTGTCGCCATATTATTTACCTTTTTTAGCCATGGCTGCTTTATGTGCAGCTCTCATTGTTGAACCAGTCATCATTTTTCTTTTCATAAATTTCATATGAGCTTCAGAATGATGTTTACCGTGTCTTTTTAAAGAGGCCTCTTGTCGTTTTGTAAGAGACTTTTTCTTTATAGGTTTCTTTCTAGTTGTTTTCTTTTTGTAAGCCATGTTTTATATTACCCTATTCTGGTTCTGTTGGCCATACTATTGGATCAATCGTAGGTAAGTCTCTAAGGGCTTGTCTGTATGTAGCCCATTCTGTTTTTTTAGAAGTTGATAAAGGGGAGTCTGCTGCTTGAGTCCAATCTGACTCTTTAAGTAAGTAGGTCCTGTGTGATCTTACATAATCTAAAGGGTTTTCCTCTATAGCTACTGCAGAACCATCTACAAATCTAAACTGCCCTGGAGGATAGGTTCCCTCTACAACTGTCTGTTCACTTGTTTTATACACAAGACTTAAATCAGCTGTGTTTGTAGAGCCGGTGCAAACTATTTCTCCGCTAGATGTTGTATAAACTGTGTAATTCATTATTGTGTATTATCCATAGTAACGTAAAGAGCTTGATAAGTACTGTTAACTTGGCCCCCTGATACATTCCAAGTTATTCTCCAATACACCGTGCTTTGCGAAGAGCTCATTCCCGTTATCTGTCCGTCCCATATAAACACGTAGGTTCTAAAAGTACCCGCATTCGCATTAACTTTAGGAGAAAGGCTAACCCAACTACTGTTATTAAAACTATATTGAATAGTACCATTTCTTACATCCCCTAAAACTGCGGAATAAACAACCCTGTATTTAGCGTTGTTTCTAATATTTGCAGTACTACAGCCTATGTTTACTACCGAGCTAGATTCTTGACTAACAATAGTTTGTCCAGGATAAGTACCAGACCAAGACTGGACATTTGCTTCTACCCCCAAAGGAACAAATGCACCTGTATGAGATTTTATATCTGTGCTGACATTATCAAAATGTTTTACATTTAATGTATCAACATTAATACGTGCAGAATCTAGTTGATCTGCGGTTATTTTTGCAGCACTTAAGTTTCCAAAAACTTTAGCATTATCAACAGCTAAATTATCTATCTTTGCGGTTGTTATTTGAGCATCTTTAATTTTAGCTGTTTCAATAGTTGCATCTTTAATTTTTGCGTTTTCAATAGTCCCATCTTGAATTTTTGCATTTTGTATAGCGCCGTCTTTAATTCTAGCGGTGTCTATATACACCACACCGTTGTCAATAATAAAAGGTGCTACAGCAGATGAACCACTCCATATCGCAAACTTATCTGCCTGGAATTGCACGTAAGATTGTGCACCACTACCGCTACTTGCATTAGACCCAATGACCATACCTGCAGCTGACTTACTGCCATTAGATTCAGTAGCAACTTGTATAACAAACATTGCATCAGCATCACCTTCTAAATTAGATACAGATGTTTGTAGTGTAGATACATTAGAATTAGTGGTACCTACTGTTGAACTAAGGTTGCTTATAGATGTTGCGTTTGCACTATCCGCGTTTGCCCTAGTAGTCGCCTCTGTAGATATAGCAGAAGTGTTTCCGCTAACAGTAGACGTTAAGTTAGTTATCAATGTAGAAAGCGCAGTATCCGCATTTGCTCTTGTTGTAGCCTCTGTAGATATAGCAGAAGTATTTCCGCTTACTGTAGAAGTTAAATTAGTTATTAATGTAGAAAGAGCGGTATCCGCATTTGCTCTTGTTGTAGCTTCAGTAGCTATAGCAGAAGTATTTGTGCCAACTGTAGATGTTAAACTAGTTAAAGAACTTGCAGTAGAACTTTGTGCGTTAGTGACTGTAACAATATCGCCTTGTGCTGTAGCCATAGCCCCAGATAAAGTGCTGCCTGTAAAACTAGTAGACCCAAATAAACTTACTAAAGTAGCATCTCGTCCAGCTACCCAAGCATTATTTGCAGTATTTCTTGTATACACCTGCCCGTCATCAATATCAAACCAAACATCATTTCCAGAAAGAGCCGTGCCGTCCGGTCTAGTACTGGGAGAACTACTAGCTCTTATAACTGTAGCTGCAGTAGCAGCCACCGCTACATCTGCATTAGTAATCAAAGTTGTTAGTGCTGTATACCCAGGAAGATTAGACAATTCTTCTGATAACTGTTCCATTACAGCTGCTATGTCTTCTAGTGTTGTAGCTTTAACACCATTAGTTTTATTAAAAGGCCCTGAAACGTTAGAAGTACTTACAAACCTTACCCAATAATAATACTCTTGGTTATAACCTACGGGATCAGTAACTATAAAAGAGTTTGTTGTAGTAACTAAAGTAGCTCCACCTATATCATCATTTCTAGAACGCCATACTTCAGTGTATGCATGGTTGCCATATTGTGCATCATTCCAACTAACAATTATTTCTGTAAAAGCACCCGACGCTTCTAGTCCTGTAGGTGCGGGTGGTACTGCTAAATTACCACCTGGTACGTTAGGTATAAAGTCTAAAGCCCCTACGCCAGCATTAGGGTCAAAAGGATTGTTTCTTAGTTCTATAGCCAAACCACTATCTATTAATTCTCTTAGAGTTATTGCTCTATCTCTTGGGTCGCCCCTTCTACCGAGTCTAACCTCTTGAGCTTCCTTCATAGAGTTGAGCGTGGCTCGTAGTTCTGGGTCCGTTTTTGCAGGTATATTTTTAAGTGCTGGTACTTTTGTGCCTTTGGTAGCCATTAAATCGCCCTTAGTTCATCTATAGACTCACCTATACATATTTCATTTATTATTGTTGCTGCTTCTACTTCTATAGCAAAAGAAGTATGTACACTAGCAGGCAACCTAAGAATAGGTTCTGTTATAGCTGTACTACTAAAACTAGGTGTAGTGCCAGTTACCGTATAAGCACTACCGGATGTAGCAATGACAGCGTTATATATTACCGAACCGTCTCCGTACACTTTTACTCTAACCGGGTATGTCTCTGCCTCTACTTTAACAAACCCCATACTTGTAGGTTTAGGTGGTATAAACTCTTTAGATTTCCAATTATAAGTAATAGCTGTACCCCCACCTTGAAACTTTTTAATCGTGTTACTAATAATTAAATATAACTGACTGTCGTCCGGATCTGTAAAACCCCCACGTACGAGTGCGCTAGAATCTAAATCTACAAAAGCCCCATCTATGTTCTCTGTAGGGTCAAATATAAAGCCACCATAACCAGAACCAGTATTATAAAAACCTACGTACCTTTCTTCCCATAGAAAACCTGTAATAGTAGATGGGTAGTAGTTACTTTGCCACTGACTAGGGGTTATTATCTCTTGTGTCATGTTACGTACGTCTGTGCCTTGAGCTCCTATTAAACCGTCCGCACCTGCGTATACAGTAAAAGCTCCCATATCTACCATAGATTGTTTGTTTAAACACGGCTGTGAACTTTCTATACGTATAGCTGTCATAGATTGCGGGTCTGAGCCAGTAATAAGATAAGGTACGCCTTTTGTAGTGGCTATAATACCGTTAGATACTACTTTGATTCCTACAATCTCTTCATCAATTGCAATCCTATAAGCAGCAGGCCAAGCATGTGGTAAGAAAGGTTCACTAAAACATACACGTTTACCTGTAAAACCAGCAAAAACACCACCCGGTAGTGCGCAAAGGCCTTTCATTGGGCCGTCAGGATACAAAGTTGTATCATCATCAGGTGGCCCTATCCAGTAAGTAGAAGGTATAAGTTCAGCCAACTCACTACCTTTTGAAGTATCAGAATAAGTTGTAGTAGCCAATGTTACTTCTGCGACAAACTGAAAAGCTGTAGTGTTGGAACCTGTATTAGATCTGTATATACGTTTCTTAGATAAGTTTGAGTTAGATTTGCTAGTGCTTGTTTGTAAATTAGAAAGGCTTACGGCTTGGTTATCATCGGTAGTTACAACAGTAGAAGCAGCAGAAGGGGGCCCTTCTTCTCCGTATGCAGAAACAAAAGTATATACGTAAGAGGTTTCAAAGTCTAAATTAGCGTCTGAAGGGCCATTAAAAGAAGCTCCGTCCGCTATACTACTAGAGGTACTAGCAGCTGTTGCAGCACCATTTGTTTCGACTGTTAGTGTAGTAGCAGAGGGTACTGTTACTATTTTAAATGTATTATTAATTTCCTCAGCTGTTATACCACTTACAGCGCCAAACCCAGCTAAAGTAACATAACTATCTACTGCGGCCCCGTGGTTACTTGCTGTAGTAACTGTAAGAACTCCAGAACCGTTAATTGTTGTTACCGTAGCATTTATAGTAGTGGGAGCCGTTACAGCGACCGTAGGTGCAGCAGTTGGAGCAGGTATGCCTAATCTATAAAAACCTGTGGGGTAGGGAGCTCCTGAAAGAATTACAGAACTTCTACCCATTCTTGGGAAAGATTGGCCCGACCAATAAATCGTGTCATTAGTGTCCCCGGCTATAGGTCCACGTACGACGTCTACATCTTCATCAAACTGTAGCCAACGCTCTGGGCTATCCGTGTATTTGTATATGCCGTTCTTAGTAGTGTTAGCTAGTGTACTTACACCGCTTGATGGGTTGGTAGTAGAGTTGTCCGTGATGGGGACTAACCTACCACTTTCTAAATTTACATCTGTTGCTGTAGTAGCAAGTGTGTCTTTTAAAAGTCTAGGAGAGTACCTTGGAGCAATACCGCCGAATCTAATAAGTTTAAAATATGCCATACTTTCATTATACAGTATTACGAACTAATGCTTGTAGTTCCAGACTCCTTCTTCCTACTTGTTTAAACCACCTGCTGTCTTCCATTTCAGTGGCCATTCGTTCCCATTCATGTTTTCTACAGGCATCTAACATATTTCTAAACTTAGAAAGCCTGCTACCACCTAAATTAAAACACATATTAACAAGCACGTGTTGAATATCTTCCGGTAATTTACTAAAGTCGTCTTCCGTACCAAACACATGAATTGCTTCTTCGTAATGTTTGTTAAAGTCATCTTCGTAGTACATGTCTACTACTTCTTGTGATACTTTAGTACCTACTTCCCAGTCATACTCAGGATCTCCTGGTTGACATAGGTGCCCGATACCTAATGTTTTGTAGCCTAAACTATCTTCGTATATCTCAAGAACTTCGCCTTCATGTCTTTTTATGTCGGCTTTACACTTTTCGATATCCATACTAGCTGTCTTCTTCGACTTGCTCTTTCTCAACTTTGACTTGAGGTTTGATTTTATCTTCTTCAATAATTTGTTGTAATTCAGCATTGATTTGAGTTTGTCCTCCTTGAACTATCTTTACCTCTATTGCAAGGTCGTTAAGTTTTTGTTGTGCTTTTATAAGCGTGTTAAAACCTTCTACCGCCCTAGGGGTTAAGTCTGATATTAGGTATGTTTCGCCGTTAAAGTTTAATTCTGTTACTTGATTATCTGCCATGTAAATACTCCTTATTTAGTTATTGTTTAGTATATAGTTAGGAAAAGATTCTATCAAGGCCACTAGCAGCTATAATTAAAAGATATAAACCAATAATATATCTAGTAAATTTAGTATCCATAGCATCAAATTTAGCGTCCCCTTTGTCTAATCTTTTTTCTATGTTGCCGTACCGTATAGCACACTCGCGCTCATGCGAAGCTATTTTTTCTAATGATTCTTTTGCAGTTGCCATTTTTAGATTCCTGAGTTCTCGTTTGCTGTTTTCTTAGCGTTCTTAATATCTGTTGTCCATACAGCACTTGCTATGCCCTGAACCTCTGTAGACTCGCCTGATACATCTGTATCTGTATGAGTCCAACTATCATCATCATTCTTTACAGAGCTTACACATTCTAATGCGTGTCTATGGAAAGACCTTGAAAGCTCTACGCCATCTTCTTTGATGACTGTAGCTGTTCGCACCTGTATAGTTTTGTAGTCTCCTACAACTTCTATTTTATCTTCTGTTAATTCTTTTGTTATTGCCATTCTATTTTCTCCTTTTGTCCGTACCTAGAATCCACTAGGTATATTAGTTAAACTATGTATTGTAGTGTTCCGTGAGCTTCAAAATCATTATCATGCGTTGCTTCTAATTCTCCAAATGTAATTTGGTCCCAATTACTACTTGAATTATTATAAAATGCGATATAAGTAACACCCGCAGGTACATAAGAAACTATTTGATTTTTAGTAAAGTATCTACAAAGTATGCTTCCTGCACTATGAGAACCTGTGTTACCACTAATACCTGAAGTAAAAGGTAAACCACCTACCTGCACAGGTGTTGTACTACCGCCCATAGTAGTTAAAAGTATATAATAAGTAACAGTAACTAGTCTTCCAACTTTTGTATAAGTACCTGTAGCACCACTACCCATAGTTCCTGAATTAATTGTCGGAGTCCAAGTACCTTCTTCATAATCGTCAAGTGTATTTGCTGCTGCTGTATCAGAGCCAAATAAAATACCACCAGCATCAATGTTGACTTTTAATTTATCTGTATAACTAACACCTGCTCCTGCTGATACACTTGCACTTCCTTGTATTCTAAAGAAATCATCT